TGAGTGAAGCTGAAGTATCAGAAGAATTAGACAACATTGTTTATAAACCTAAAAAACCTAAAAAATAATGCCTAGAACACGCAAAAGACCTTCTCAAAAAATTAGAAAAAAAAGCATTTCTAAACGCCAGCAAACCTCTTTAAACAAACACAGCAAACACCACAGTGCAAAGCACATGGCTTTTATGAAAAGGCGCATGCTTATGGGTGATACCATGAGACAAGCACATAAGAAGGCTCAAGCTAAAACTGGCAAGTAATGGCCGGAAGAAACTATCGGCAAGAATATGATAGATACCAAGGTACAGCTGCGCAAAAAAGACGAAGAGCGGGGCGTAACAAAGCACGCCGTTTAATGATTCGTAAGGGTAAAGCTCAAAAAGGTGACGGTAGAGATGTTGCACACAAAGACAACAACCCTTTGAACAATAACCCTAAAAATATTAGAATGGAAAAGAAGAAATCAAACCGTTCTTTTAAAAGAACACCAACAGCGAGGAGAAAACGTGGCAGGTAAAAGAGGGTTGTATGCAAACATACACGCAAAAAGAAAACGTATAAAAGCGGGGTCTAACGAAAAAATGAGAAAGAAAGGCACTAAAGGTGCACCAACAGATAAAGCTTTTAAAAACTCTAAAAAAACAGCAAAAAAAGTTGTTAGGAGACGAAAATAACTGTAATTTGCTATACTATTGTCTTAGCTCTTTTATTAATGAGTATAATTATGTATATAGAATATATTGAAAAGTTTTTGAATAAGGTAAAAAAAGCCTATGCAAAGCTGTTTAAGAAAAGTTTAAAACAACCAGTAAGGAAGAAACGTGCCCCGCAAAAAAGAAAACCCAATACGAAAAACAACAAAGGGTAAAGGCGCTAACTACCGTAAAACAAAAGCGGGTGCAGGTATGACTGCGAAGGGCGTTGCTGCTCATCGCAGAGCAAATCCTGGATCTAAACTTAAAACCGCAGTAACAGGAAAAGTTAAAAAGGGAAGTAAAGCTGCTAAGAGACGTAAGTCTTATTGCGCTAGGTCTGCTGGGCAGATGAAAAAATTCCCTAAAGCTGCAAAAAACCCAAACTCAAGGCTAAGGCAGGCTAGAAAACGTTGGAAATGTTAATAAAAAATTATGAAAAAACGTGCGCTTCTAGCTTTAGGATTGGTATTCTCTTTTAATTCGTATGGGGATCAGACAGGTAACTGTACTGCTGGCTCTCAGTATTGCGAGCAAAATAGTTTGGATACTGTTAACAATACCACCACAAATAACACCAATACTAATACTAACACCAACAACAATACCAATAGTAATACCAACGTAAACACAAATACCAATACTAATGTTAGTACTAATCAAAATACAAATATAAACACAGCAACAAATACTAATAATAATACTAATAATAATACCAACAACAGCACGTCAACTTCTAATAACACCAATACAAACAACAATGTTAATACTTCGACTTCGACTTCTAACTCAACTGTTAATTCTACGGTAAATCAAAATGTCAACAATACAAGCACTTCTAACAACACTAACACTAACACTAACAACAATACGAATATCAATAAATCGACGTCTGATTCAAATGTTACAACTAACAATAAAAATGTTAATGAGAACAACACACGTTCTGACAACACGAACCGAAACATTAATGAGTCGAATTCAACTCAAACAATCAACCAAAACGTAAAGTCTGAAGCACCACCAGCTAGTGCTATTGCCCCATCTATAATGTCTTATTCACAAGACTTATGTACTGTAGGAAGATCGGGCGCGTTCCAGGGGCAAGTGTTTGGGTTCTCTACAGGAGCTACTGTAACTGACGAGAACTGTGAGCGCTTAAAACTATCTAAATACCTTTACGATATGGGTATGAAAGTGGCTTCCATATCATTGTTATGTGCAGATCCTAGAGTATTTGCTGCAATGGAAATGGCGGGCACACCCTGTCCTTACCAAGGTAAAATAGGTAAAGAAGCTACAGTTGCTTGGAAAGAAAACAAACAAGACCGACCTGACTATAAAGTCTGGTATAAAGAAAAAGTACAAAGGTGTAAACAAGTCTGGCATTCAAATTCTCAACTTAAGAAAGAATGTATCGCTGGCTTAAAGTAATAAGTTGTTTATTACTTACAAGTAATTTATCAGCTCAATATGTTTATGAAAATAATCAAGACCTTTACGACCTTAATGCTAATGCAAACAACTTTGAGGGTGAGTTAGCTTACTCAGTATCTGACGATGGAATTTCTCCTGCAATTGACCTTTCTTTTGATTTTTCTTTTTATGGGTCTACATTTAGCCAAGCGAGAATGGCAACTAATGGATGTCTCCATTTTGGTTCTAGTGGTAGCTATTGTAATGACTATACTCCTGACCCTATCAATGGACAGCATACTTATACCATATACCCCTTCTGGACAGACTTAATTAGAGACTCGGGCTCACGTATGAAATCATACGGAGACTCTGACAAAATGATCTTTGGTTGGTATAACCTTAGAGAATATAACAGAGCATCAGATAATAGCTTTGAAGTTATACTTTGGAACAATAATTCTTTTGATTTACGGTATCGTGAACTAGATATAATTAATCACGATGTTCTTATAGGTGAGGTAGGAGCTAACAAAGATAACTCATACACTTATTATTACCACGATGAATGTTCTACTGGCACAACCAACTCTAGTGCTTGCGTAAACACTAACTGGAATGCCACAGCAATAAACACAACACTAGAGAATGGTGGTTCTTTATATGGATCAGGCAGTGGCAACGGCATTGATTGTAGCAATCCACTAAACGATTCTAGTTGTTCAGGATATGCGGATGCTTATCAAACCCAACAATGTAATATCACTCAGCTTTATAATGAGTCTTGCCCTTTATATTGGGAAGCATATGATGATTTGCAGTGTGCTCTAGATCCTCAGTATGGGCCTTTTTGCCAAGGTTATAGACAAGAGGACTCAATTGCTTACTTTCAAGAAGAAGAATACTTTGACTATGGTTACGAAGAAGAAGACTTTGGATATGAAGAAGAGCCAGTGTTTGAAGAGTTTGTATTTGAATTTGAAGAACAATATTTTGAAGAACCTATATTTATTTTTGAAGAAGAAATAATTTTTGAACAGTTATTTTCACAAGAGGAATACTATGAACCTCTTGAAATTATGCATGAATTACCCATGCACGACGAAGAAGTTTTTCTACCAATAGAAGATATAATGATTGAAGAATTTATTTTTCAAGAAACCTTTCTTGTAGAAGACTTTAGAGAGCCTGAAACATTTATTGAGTTAGAAACCATAGAAGAACTGGAGGAGTGGTTTGAGGAAGAGACAGCAATGGAGGAAGAACTTGCGCATGCAGAAGAGCCGGCGGAAGAACCTATTGAAGAACCTGTTGAAGAAGAAGAAACTGTAGAAGAAATAGAAGAAGAAGTAATTATGGCTGCAGAGGGAAAAAGTTCTATAAGTAAAGAGATGGCTTTAAATGTTGTTTCATCTACTTTAGCTACAGCCCAAGCCAGTGTTAGTGGTACAACTGCAGGCACATCTGTTCATTCTACGGGTAATAGTGCTGCAGCTGGTAATGCAGTCAGTTCTTCTTCAAACTCTGGTATCAGCACCAGTAGTTCGCCAAGCATGTCAGATCAATTTGCGTCTTCTACAGCACAAACTAATCAAGTTCTTGATATGAGTAGCACATCTATATCTGATACTTCTATAAGTACAAGCACAGTTGAAACAGAAACAACTACTAATGAAGTTGTTGTTACAACAGTTGCAACCATATCTAGTCAAGATAACATAAACATATCAGTAAATTCTGTTAGTACCGATTCTGATACAGACACAACAGTAGAAAATATAATTGCAGAAAACTTACAAAACGCACAAGAAGATGTGCAAGCACAACAAGAAGAGACAGGGGAGTATGGATCTGAAAACGCTATTATAGCTGTGATGGGTTTTGTTCCTGGGTTTAATAACTATAGGTTAGTTCGTTTGCCAGAGAAAGAAGTTTGGTATGAACCCAAAAGCATTTATACTACTAATACTATTCAAGATAACACAGCTGCGTTTTATCAATTAGCGGGTACTAATATTAGAACTCTTACTAAATTAAAAGAAATGCAGCCAACATTTTAGGAGACTTATATGGATTGGTTACAAAGTAAAACAACACAAGTAATTGCTTTAGCAGGAATTGTTTCTACTCTTGCAGGGTTTGGTTACACAGGAGCTACCTATGTAAACCGCATAACAAACTTAGAAGCTAAAATTGGGGGCATAGGAGACACTAGAAAATCTCAAAAAGCTATTGAAGAGCGTTTTGCTTCTATAGAAACCTCTGTAAAATTTTTAGAAAAAAGAATTAATACTATTAAAATTCCAGATGTAACTGAAATAAAAACTGATATAGCTACAATTAAAGCTGAAATTTCTTCTTTAGAACAAAAAATAGCAGAAAATAACAAAAACCCTCTATCTGGGTAAATTTTAAGGGCTTTTCAGAAAAACGTGGGCTCAGGATGCCACAGGTGCGCATATCACCAGTAGGTCAATGCAATTGGTATCGTTAGGCCAATAATTAACTAGCGGCCTTCTCAAGCTCTTCTACGCAGGGTCCCCTTTGTAGCTGCCTAATACCATAGTTTTCTGACGCATTTCGTAGATTTATGATCTTTTTCTCTATTTTAGAAAAAGTATTCCAATCTCGAACCTCGGTCGCGGTTCGTCCACAACCTCTACAACGGTCATCACCCCATTGGGTGCAACTACATATTCCAACACAAGGACAATCTGCAATACTTGTACAACGTCCTAATGTTTTTGAAAGATTAGTAAAAATTCCTATCTCTTCCATTTACTCCTCCTGCGACTTAACGAGTCTGTCTAAGTACCATTGAGCTTTTTTTAAATCCTCAACTTTGTTCTTATACTCGTAACGCCACAAATATTTCATAACATTGCCTTTACAGTAGCCAGCAAAAGCTTCTTTTTCCATGCTTGCTTCTATTCCGTCAATGCACTCTATTCCACCTTGATTATAATGAGGTGGTTTATTTACCATGTCATACATCTATTACTCCTTAATAGTTAAACATATGTCACTTATTTTATCGATATATGTTTCAAAAGTCACGGCACACCTTAAAAAGCAATCTAAATAAAAAAACTCTGCTAAAGGATTATTTGTTATACATACACCATCAGGATATCCCAGGACTATGTACGCAGGTAACTTATGTGTGTGCGCTCGCTGGATCCAGAGGCGTTGTTGTTGAGAAAGGTTGATAGGTACTTTTGACGTACCACGGTCAGGTAAGGATTGCACATATTTATATTCTACAAAACAAAAGCCGCTAGGGCCGGAGTAGAATGCGTCAGGAACACCCCCATGATATGGGTCATTGATTTTCCACTTATAAATTTCTTTAGGAAGTTTTTTGTGGATTTTGTTTATGAAGTCCTTTTCTTTCAATTTTTACTGCTCGCTCTTTCATGAGGAGTTGTAGATCATGCCAACGATACATGCGTTTATTTACGTCATCCCAAAACCAACCTTTTTGATGTACCTGTTTTTGCATATAAAACGTAGTATACATGATGCGACAATATATGTCGCACCATGTACGTAAAGTGATTACTTAATGCTTTCAAACACTGTTTTAGCATTGTTGTAATCGTCGTCAGTTGCCCATCCAACTTTTTCAACTTGAATGTTATAGAACTTTTGACCTGTTCTATTTTCTGTTCTAACAGAAGACATTTTCCATAATGCTGAAAAACGATCTCCACTTAGACCAGCGATTTGAGTATTCCACTCTCTAGATACTCGCAACTTAGAAGATGCACAATCAAATAAGAATGGAACGTCAAGATTTCCTGACTCTTCATTTTTTCTTATTAACATGTGAGAGTGGGTCTCAGTAATATCATAATCATCAGGATTAAGATCTTGAGTTTTAAGAGATTCAATAGCGTCTTCTTTGCTTGCAAAGCTACCTGCTAGTCCTCCACCCTTTTCACGCTTCTTCCACGCTACAAACTCTTCAGTAAATCGTATGTTTAATACATAGATTGACTGCCCATAGTTTTCTCGCGTTACAGTGTTAATAAAGTCACCAACTTTGGCTCCTTCAATATGCTCACTGTGTTGCTCGTCAACCTCATTGCTAAGCTGTTGTAATTGCTTAACTCTGGGAGTTTGTAAATGAGCTGCAGTAATGTTTTCATTACCCAACCCGCTGCCTTTTTGTACATGCGCCGGCACTTTATCGCTTACTAGTGTAATATCAGTCATCGTTATTTCTCCGTTTTTCGTTGATATTATTATTTTGACCTGAAGTTCATTCGGGTCAGTTCAGTTGCTTCTACGCCTGGGACTTCATGTCCCATTTGTATTAGCTCCCTATAGGCTGTTGCTGACATGCGTTTTTGCATTAACTCGAACTGCCCAGTGGCAAGTACGTGTTCATGCACCGCGTCCCAGTTACGTACTGTAGGGACTATTTCCTGTTTAATGGAAACAGTACACGCATCATTACCAACTCGATCAATTCCTTGATCTTTTAAGCTGATAACAATCTGTGTTTCTAGATCATCCTTTTTTGCTTTAAGGACTTTCTCTTGTTCATGTAAATCGACAATAGATTGTCGGGTTGTAGCTAATTCATTTAGCATTTCATCCATATTCATTAGTGTATGGTCTCCGTTTCTGAGGGTGGTTTTGCAAGATATACCTCATCAGTTAAAGTTAAAGCCTCCTTGCCGGCTTGTGAAATAAGTTCTTCCATAGTGTTTGGTAACTCTTCATCTTTAGTAGCACGGGTGTGTACTAGCTCAGTTACTGCAAAAACTAATGCAATAGCAATAGCTTCCGATGGTCGTTTTAAGATATCAAGAATTGCATCTTTCATGAGTTCTTGTAGTTTTTCAAAAGGAATATCATTTGTCATTGTTTAATGCCGTTAGTATGTGTAATAAGTTTTCCATCTTGCCTAATTTGCTGTCTAGTTTTTTGTATACATCTTCTTCCCAGGTTTTTTGTGCAGCAATAAGAATTGTTTCTGTTTTGCTTTTTTGACCTGCTCTGTATATACGTTTGTTAAACTGTTGAAAATGTTCAGCATTGTAAGTGGGTGAACACCATATAGCTGTGGTAGCTTTTGTAAGTGTAAGTCCATGACCAGCTGATTGTGGATGACAAAAAAGTACTTGTATGTGGCCGGCTTGAAA